CATATACTTTTAGAGTTAAACGAGCTAAAAAATTTTGTAAAAAAATATAAAACAACTGTGCGACAGAACCCCGATAAGAACCTCGACAATCACATTATATATTTAGAAAAAACTCTCGACAGAATTATTCATTCCGTCAAAAAAAATTATTAAAAAAATTTTGCCTTAATTTTGCCACAATTACTATTGTGTTGCATTTTTGCCACAATAAAACTTTTTTTTCCCTTGCCTTAATTTTGCCACAATTCAATGTTATACTATTTATAAGTAAAAAAGCGTAGTGTTTTTTAATGCTGTTTAACATAGTTAAAAAAGGAAGGGACTATTTGTAATGGGCAAAAAAAATATAAGTTTGGATGAGCTTATGTCGGATTTTTTTCCAAACCCGTCATATGATAGGGGGGATAAAATAATCATAACAGAATTGTCGGAAAAAGACTATAAAAAAAGAGAGATTAAACGATTACAAGAAGAATTTGAGGAGATAGAAAAAAATGATTAAAGAATATACTTCAATAATTACTCTTACTTTTGGGGGTAATAACTTCGAAGCAGAAAGTAAAGAAGAGTATATCAATCAGTTAAAAGAAAACTTTTTGGAAGAGTATGGAATAGAACTACGGGATGATGAGATAACTATTGATGAAGATACAGAAGAATAAACCAAAAGAAGGTGGGTAGTTTAGTTGATTATCCACCTTAATTTTGACACAATTATAATATTATAGTTTTTTTATGTATTATATTTATAGAAGGGACAATGCAATGATACAAATTAGAATTAAAAGCCTTTTACTGTTTATTAATGGTATTATGGTAGGTTTATTAATCCCCTATGCTTTAAACTTTTTATCGTGGTATATTTAAGGGGGCAAAAAATGAGTAATCAGTACAATGAAATTAATTTAGAACAAAGTTATTTTAGGGCGGTTGGTTCCTATGAAATAATTTTTAACGAGACATTGCGGGAAAAAACTATTGCAAGACTCGAACTAAATTCTCATTTATCAGCTAGGCAAATTTTAGATGCAATTGATATTATCCGCAGAAAATATGCTTTTACAATGGCGGATCTAGAATTTAAGGGGCAATAATCATGGCAAATTTAGCAATTTATATCTTTATTTTTTCCTCTGTTTTTTTGGTGGCGGGGGTTTTTGCCTACATTTTAGAAATTAGAAAAGGGGTTAAAAAATGAATTTATTTGTACATAAAAATTTATTTACTAGTCAAAATTATAAAACAGTAAAGGGGGAAAAATACAAACATAAAACCTATGTATTGTATAAAAAAAGCGGAAAAATTAAAATTGACGGAAAAATAAAAAATAGTTGTCCGAATATGTCTGATCCGTGTTATGAATTTTGCTTAGATAATGCGGGGCGGGGATCTTTTAACGCCGTTAAACTATCTAGATTAATTAAAACTAAAAGATACTATTTTAATCCGGCAAAATTCAAACTTGATGTAATTAATGAAATACACCGCAAGTTTAAATGGTGGGCTAAAAATAAACCGGATTGGCGTCTAGCGTTTAGATGTGACGGGACTTCTGATCTAGGTGTTGGGCGTAGTATTTGTCATAGTGTCCCGGATAGTGTCAATTTATATGACTATACTAAAAATTTCAATGTAGTAAAAAAATATATCCGGGGGGACTATTCTAAAAATTATCATTTAACTTTTAGTTATTCCGGCATAAATAAAAAAGAATGTATGGAAGCGTTAAACATGGGCGTTAATGTAGCGGTGCCATTTATTCACAATATTAAAGCAATGCGGGATCTACCTACATCATGGCATCCGGAGCAATTTTGGGGCTTTCCGGTTATATCTGGAGAAAATTCGGATCTTAGATTTTTAGATCCTGCCCCGTCTATAGTGGCGTTAAAACCTAAAGGCGCATTAATGCGGGATTATTCCGGCTTTGCTATTCGGGGGGATTGGTAATGTTGGAGGGTTTATTTGAGATTACTAAAATTTTAATTCTTTTATGTATTGTTTTTTTTATATTGACCTTATTATGAGTAGGTCTTATTCTTGCCACAATTAGAGATTAGACAATATTTAACAATATTAACCAACAAAATAGGAGTTTTTTACAATGATAAATTTATTTAGCAATACAACAAACGACAAAATAGACGATCAAGAGTACTTTCACAATTGGCAAAGTAAACAAGTGGATAATATTACCAAAGTTTATGAAATACCCGGATCTTATGAGATGCCGATTTCATTAGAGAATTATGACTATTTTAACAGCGTAGTAGGCACCGCCCCACTAGACGGGGACAGCCCAACATATAACCGGGTAATAGACACCCAAACAAATAAAACGTATAGCGTTGTTTCTTCTACCTATACGCCAATAAACAATGCTTTCTTTTATGGTAGTTTAGAGGGTGCAATTAATAGTGTTTATAGCGGTGTTATTGATAAAACGCCGTTTGTTTATGGTTCGGATAATCACCGGGGCGTAAGATCCGCAATGCGTTATAGGTTAACAGATCTAGGTTATGATATAAAACAAGGTACCAGAGACACTACACACCCTACAAAAATAATTCCGGAATTATGGGCGTATAACTCATATGACGGATCTCAAACGGCTAGGGCTAGTTTTTCATTATTTGATGTAGTTTGCGAAAATGGCATGGCAACTAAGCAATTAATTGATTTCATAAAAGTAAAGCACACTAAAAATGCTAGTTTGGCTATTAACCCGGAGCGGATCTCAAACGGAATAACATTGGCTAAACAACAGATTGATGTTATTCAGCAATGGGCTAATGAAAGTATCAATTACGCCCAAGCAAAGGAATTGCTTTTAACTCTCAAGGGCATGGTCGACAATAAAACGCCGGATAAAATAGAGAATAGCAAAAGAGAGCCAGCGGATATTACTTTGGATCATTTACTTGATCATTTTGAGGGTGAAAGCGCAAGGCGTGGCGGGCGTACAGTCTGGAGTTTAGTATCGGCGGTTACTGATTGGAGCACGTTAAGATCTAGCACGTTTTCAAGGCATATTGGAGATACACAAAAATTGCATACTTCTAGCCTATCCGCCGGAGTTAATAGGCAGGAGCGTGTTGCCAATTGGATCTCTAATCATGTTATGCCAACATATAGCCACTTGGGAGCGGTTGCATAAATATTAAGTTATTCCCCCGGGCGGTGTTAATTAATTTTATATACACCGCCAAACCTAGCCCCCCGATTAATTCCGGGGGGTTTTTTTATGCCTATGCACAATAATAACAATAATGGGTTAAGTGCTTGTATATGCCCCATAAATAGACGCTAGGGCGTTTTATTATAATATGAGGGTATAAGGTCTATAAACTAGTTAAAATGCTTTTATGGGGTACTACAGAGACAAAAAAAACCCCTTAAATATTAAATAAGGGGTAGTAGGGGGCATAAACTAAGGTTTTTTTATTATTTAACCCCCCTATGTTAATTAAATTATACTATTGATAGTATTTTAATTAATATTCTAGATAAATTAGATAAATTATTGTTTGTTATCAGTAAGTTAATTAATATATAAATTTAAATTCTATTTTGGGGGTACGCATGGGGCACTAGGCCTACCTATATACTTATATACATGGGTGACAGAAATTTTTTATTTTTTTGGATTTGGGTAATTTGGTTGGTGTTCTTAGGGTTCACCCACAAAAAAACCCCCACGGATGGAGGTTGGTGTTCTTAATATAGGGTATAGGGGTTTTTCCTTCGTCAAAACCGTTAATACTATTATACAGGTAAATTTGCGTTTTGTCAAGTAAAATCGTACAAGCACTATTTTTAAATTTTTTTTATTTTTTTTTAAGTTTTTGTATTTTTTACTTGACAAGTGTCCATTTATGCACTATAATAGTAGTATATGAGTGGAGAAGTTTCTCTTCACACTCAATATTCCCCCAATCAACATCAACTATTTTCGGGATTATTTGTTTAGTGAGGACAAGAGAGATATTCTCTTCAACACAACATGACAGCCACAGGATTAATTAAGAAAAAACTAACAGAAAAACAAGAAAGTTTCCTAACAGCTTTGTTTTCTAATGGTGGTAGTGTAACAGATGCTTTAAAAACAGCAGAGTACAGCCCTTACAGTCGTAAAGATGTGCTAGCTGCTCTGAAAGAAGAGATAGCAGAGCGTACAAAAGTCATGTTAAATGGTGCAGCTGTCAAAGCAGCCGATAACATTGTTAATACGATGGATTTAGAAAGAGACAGTCATGTACCGACCAATCGTCTAGAGTTAAAATTCCGTGCTGCTGGAGATATTTTAGACAGAGTTGGTATTACCAAGCGTCAACAGATTGATGTAAGTGGTGAAATTAAACATGGAATAGTGCTTTTACCTAGTAAAAAACCAATGGTGGACATAACACCAGAAAAATAATAGAAATTACACAAAATGGCAAGACCGAAGCTAAAACCCGGAGAAAAAGGCAAGTATAACAAGAGTAAAAAACAGCTAGAAATAGAAAAAATTAGACGATCAGAACGAGCAGCATTGAAAAAGAAGAAAAAGGCTCAAAATGACGTTAATAAAGCTAACGTGGGTGTAAATAGGTCTAAAAAAGCTAAAAAATTATTAACCGAGGGAGGATTGGCTACAACAGAGTTTGTAGATTCTTTGCCACCTTCAATAAAAGAAATTATCGTTGAGGAAGAAAGAGAACTTATATTTTCTCCCAACGAGGGGCCACAAACAGATTTTCTGGCTGCTCCCGAAAAAGAAGTGCTATACGGAGGTGCAGCTGGTGGTGGCAAAAGCTATGCACTTCTGGTAGATCCATTGCGATATGCTGATAATCCAAACCACCGAGCCTTACTTCTCAGGCGTACTCTAGGTGAGTTAGCAGAGTTGATAGACCAATCAAAGAAAGTCTATCCCAAAGCATTTCCTAATGCGATATTTAAAGAAAGCAAAAATCTTTGGATCTTTCCAAGCGGAGCTACCATATTATTGTCCTATGTGGACAAAGATAGTGATGCCACAAGGTTTCAAGGTCAATCCTTCACATGGATAGGTATTGACGAACTAGGACACTATCCCACACCGTATGTATGGGATTACCTACGTTCAAGGCTAAGAACAACAGACCCTAGTATTGAAACCTATATGAGAGCATCAGCAAACCCCGGTGGGGTTGGCGGTTGGTGGATTAAAAAAATGTTTATTGATCCAACGACACCGAATACACCATTTGCAGCAAAAGATATGGAATCTGGTAATCCGTTGGTATTTCCAAAACACCACGAAAAAGCAGGACAACCATTATTCTATAGAAAGTTTATCCCTGCAAGACTAACAGATAATCCATACCTCATGGCTTCTGGTGAATACGAAGCTATGTTACTTTCTTTACCGGAAGTAGAAAGACGTAGATTACTGGAAGGAGATTGGGATGTTGCAGAAGGGGCCGCATTTGCTGAATTTAATCGTGCTTTACATATTTGTGAGCCTTTTGATATTCCTAGAGGTTGGCCTCGCTTTCGTGCTGCTGATTATGGTTATAGTAGTCCTTCCTGTGTTTTGTGGGCTGCTGTGGATTATGATGGTAATATATGGGTGTATAGAGAACTTTATACGAGTAGATTAACTGCTGATATGTTAGCAGATGCTATATTTGAAGCAGAGGCAAACGATCCTTCTATTTTTTCAGCAGTCTTAGATAAGTCTTGTTGGAATAGAATAGCAGGAGCACCATCGGTAGCACAAACCATGATACAAAGAGGATTACGATGGTTGCCCTCTAATTCAGAAAGAATAAGTGGTAAACTAGAAGTCCACAAACGATTACAAGTTAATCCAGAAACCGGAGAGTCAAAACTTAAAATATTTGAGTCGTGTCACAATCTAATAAGAACTCTTCCAGCAATACCGCTGTCGAAAACTAATTCAGAAGATGTAGACACCAAAGCAGAAGATCATGCTTATGATGCCCTAAGATATTTGTGTATGTTCCAACAAATAAACACCACAAATTTTTCATCATGGTCTAGTAGAATAAAAAATACAGCACCTGAACCAAGAGACATAATATTTGGGTACTGATAGTAATTTTAGTATAACATCAACTTTAACAATAGGAAAAAAATTATGCCACAAACTATGATAGATTTAACAAGCACTTCTGCACAAGGCAGAATGAGTGAAGTACCTGATGGTAAATCTACAAAAGCCCCACTAGAGTCATGGGTTTCTGCCCCTGCTCAAGCCTTTGTATCTACATTAGATGCTCCAAAAAAACAAACTAAAACTAACGTGTCTCCAAACTTCAATAGTATGGCTGACGAAAAAGACTACTAGTTTTTATGACATTTCTTGATATTGATCCTGAAAAAAAAGATAGTGACACAGCTGTAGATGTTCGTCTTGGAGATGAGACAAAGGCTCATGCTCTTGTTGGACATATACGTGAAAAATTTAAAGTAGCAGAGGATGGTCGCTATTCTGATGAACAACGATGGTTAAAAGCCTATAAAAACTATCGGGGTCTATCTGATGGTGCAAATCAAGAAAAACTAAGAGAGTCAGAAAAATCTCGTGTTTTTGTAAAGATTACAAAAGTAAAAGTTCTTGCTGCTGTTGGTCAAATCAACGACATACTTTTTGCTAATAAGAAGTTTCCTATAGTGATTGATCCTACTCCTGTTCCAGAAGGAATACCAGAGTTTGCTCATTTAAAGACACCGGAGGAACAACAAGCACAAAGTCCTTTTGGTTTTCCCGGTGATGATATGGAGTTGTTACCCGGAGCAACAGAAGCAACAGCCCTAGATGAAAATCCTATTGTTAGAAATTTAGGTAGAGAATATGAAAGTGATAACCTTGTTGCTGGTGCAGCGAGACTAGGGCAACCACAAATAAAACCTGCTGCGTTAGCTGCCGCTAATATGGAAAAAATAATCCATGATCAACTTTCAGATACTGATGCAATAAAAAAACTTCGTCAAGCTATATTTGAATGTTGTTTGTTAGGCACAGGAATTATTAAAGGACCATTTACTACAGAAAAAACTGTACCAAGATGGCGTAGAAATGAGATGGGAGAAAAAGAATATACCCCCATCTATAAAAATAATCCTAATATTTCTCATGTGTCTTGTTGGAATTTATATCCAGATCCTAATGCTACTAGTATGGATGAGGCAGAATATGTTATACAAAGACACAAACTTAATCGTCAACAACTTCGCAAATTAAAAGACGAACCTTTCTTTGATCATTCAACTATTGAGGAATTATTAGAAAATGGACCAAACTACGAAGAAAAATATTTTGAGTCGCAACTTCAGTCGGATCAAAACGACCCTATCTATTCCGATACTCGCTACGAAGTCTTGGAATATTGGGGTACTCTTGATGCTGCACTTGCTCAAGAAGCAGGTTTGGAAATATTTGAAGGCATGGAAGGGTTATCTTCGTATTCGGTAAATGCTTGGGTTTCAGGAAACAAAGTATTACGATTAGTTGTTAATCCCTTTACACCAGAACGTATGCCTTACCACTCGTTCTCTTATGAAGTTAATCCTTATCAGTTATTTGGAGTTGGTATTGCAGAAAATATGGAAGATGCACAACTCTTAATGAATGGTCATATTCGTATGGCTATAGATAACCTTGCTCTTGCTGGTAATGTTGTTTTTGATGTTGATGAAGCAATGCTTGTCCCCGGTCAAAACTATGACATCTATCCGGGTAAAGTATTTAGACGACAGTCCGGTGTAACAGGAACAGCAATTAATGCTATTAACTTTCCTAATACTGCACCAGCTAATGCACAAATGTATGACAAGGCTAGACAACTAGCCGATGAAGAAACAGGTATACCAAGTATTATGCACGGACAGACAGGAGTTACAGGTACAGGTCGTACTGCTGCTGGTTTGTCTATGTTAATGAACTCTTCAACCCTATCAATAAAGTCTGTAATAAAAAACATTGACGATTATTTATTGAAACCGCTAGGTGAGACATATTTCCAATGGAATATGCAGTTCAACGATGAGAACCCAGAAATAGAAGGGGATCTTGAAATCAAACCAAAAGGTACTTCTGCTGTTATGCAAAAAGAAGTACGCACACAAAGATTAGTTACACTATTACAAACAGTATCTAATCCTATGTTAGCACCGTTTGTCAAGATACCTAATCTCATCCGAGAGCTTGCTGTATCTCAAGATATAGATCCTAATGAGTTAGTAAATGATGTTAATGAAGCAGCAATTTTTGCAGATGTATTGAGAGGTTTAAATGAGCAACAACAACCACAAGGGGGCGTTCCACAAGCTGGGCCTACTGATGGAGCAGGAGCAAGCATGGCTGGCTCTGGAGGAGTACCTGTTGGAGCAAACCCAGCAGATGACTCAGGCGTTGGTGGCGGAAACATCGGTACAGGAGATACACCGATTGCAGGGGAAGCTGGCTTTACTGGGAACATTGCTGAAGCTGCGGAATAATTACACAGAAATGAATAGAAATAGGAAATAGCTATGGCGGTATCATATCTTACAGGTCCAAATGTAAATCCACAGGGATTAGCTACTGGTCAAATAGGATTGGGAGAACAGGCAACCTTAGAAACCTTAACTCAAGCTACTCCCATAACTCCCATGAATACACAAACGGTAACTGCACTTACACCAAGCTCTTCAGCAACACCGATTACATCTATTGGTGCAGGAGTAGAACCAACTATTTTTGATGTAGTAAAAACTAAATTTGGAACTGCTAAACCTAGAGGTGATTTTAGCATAGATGTTGCACCTTTTGAACGTCAATATCCAGTACAACCCATTGACCCTATAGATCAAGAATTTGATGAAAAGTTTGGTGGAGTTATGTTTGATCCGGGTCTAGACTTTGACCCTTCAGGTCGTACTGACCCTGATTCACCTAATTTTGACCCTGTAGCTGTTGGTCAAAATGTTTTAGGTGAAATATTTGCAAGCTCTGAAGAT